GGCTGTGCAAATGGTCGTTTTCTCGCAATCACAACTACCCCTTACGTCAAACGCTAGCTTGACGGGGTCGATTGTTGAAAATCATGAGAAAACTTCTCAGGAGGACTCCTGGCGGAGCCTCCTAAGGTGTTTGATGGATGCAGTCCAAAAGGGCATATCTCACGATATAACCTGGGACTACGATTACATGTCCCTCTGGAGTCCGAAGTTAAAGGACACCAGAGGGCATAAGGTAAATATCTTCTCCTGCAGTCCTGAAACTTTCGTTTCAGTTCTTGCGACGAGAACTCACTGGTTTAAGCGCCTTCCCAAGTCTGGAAAGAACCGTGTAAAGGTTCTTTCCCGGACGAGGAAGGGGCGACTACATCTCAAGGACATCTTGAACACCGCGGACGGTGTTCTCGTGTCCCTGATTTTTTCCATGCCGGAGTTGTTTCTGGAGGGAGGTTATAAGACCTCCGACCGGATCGCCAACTCCGTAATAATGAATTGTTTCCACAACTACAGCCTCTTCCAGAAGAGGCTGAAGTTGATTCGGAAGACTATTAAGTATCACTCGATCAATAGTACCAAGGTACCATTGATCCAGGACATACGCAGTTTATCATACTTTCAGGGGGCAGTGGACAAGCTTAACCGCATGTGCACTACCACCAGTAAGGAAAAGATTTTTCGTCTCGCGTGCCTCACGCAGACCAGGTCCACTGGTCTATGTGGGGTGGGACAAATGAAAGAAGCTCTGGATGAATTCCTCGATATTGTAACCAAAAAAGAGGAGTACAAACCAGACAAATTATTAGAGAGGTGCATTGAGGAGGTCACTGATTTTATTGCAAATCAGTCCTCCTATGGCCTCGTAAGTAACTTTAGAATCTCCATGTCTACCTCCGCTTGTACAGAGCAGAGGAAGTCAGAAGAAGGAAAATTCGGGTTCCTCAAGAAAATCGTCCGGGAGAACGGGGTGGTTATACCACCCCTCACAGACGGAATTCCTGGGACCCTAGGAAATTGGCTTTGGCCCATTTCTATGATGTACATAGAAACGGCACCGGAGCAAGCGCTTAAAGTCAATGTCGTCGCCATCCGTGAGAACGGAAAGGCGAGGATAGTGACAACTGGAAGTTTCTGGAAAGAGATAGCTCTGCAACCGCTGAGCCATCTCACCATTGAAACGCTTAAATGTGTCTCCAACCTGAAGGATGGCCTAAAGGCCGCCCGACTGGGCTGGAAATTTATGGAAGACGTCGAGTACTGGGGGAAACCCCAGGACAAATGGATCTTCAGTGGAGATCCCTTTGCCTACAGTACCGACTGGAAATATTCGACCGATGGTCCCACCCCTGAATCAGGGTGGGCCCTAACCGGTACACTGCTTAAAAAGCTACGTTTCCCCGAGGAGTACCTGGACAGAGTGCGAAGGTACTGGCTCGGCGAAAAACGCTTACATGTAAATGGCGAGTTCGTGGGACTCCTCGTTAGAGGAATCCCTATGGGCGACCCGCTCACAAAGACAAATCTCTCACTAGCCCACCCGGTCTGCGACCTCTACGCGAGGTACAGGACCGCGTCGCTAGCGAAGGAAAAGGGCCAAGGTGATGACACCATGGCCTTCGTCCAGCTCCCCGAGTATGCGGTTGAGCATGCTCGGTGTGCAGAGATGTTAGGATACGTGAGGTCCCCCCTCGACGAGGCATTGACTCGTAGATGGGGTACCTTCTGTGAAGAATGGCTTTCTATCCCCCTCGGACCGTGGAACACGGTCCGATGGGCAATGAGGGCCGGAAATATTGACCTCCTCCCGTTCCTAGACGTACCGAAGCTTCGGTGTCTGATAGCGACGGAGAAGGACCGCAAGGATTTCTCGACGGATCCGAGGGGCAAAGTCACTCTGATCGGTCACGAAATGGATTATGTAAACCGGCTGAAGAACGGGCCAGGGAGAACAGTGTTCTCTATAGCCTCCGCCTTCCAGGACCTGTCGCTCGCCACGATCGACAGTCCTGTGCCACTATTTCTACCACGTCAGGTTAACGGTGTCGGTAAGGCACCGCCAAACTGGGACGTGAACTCTTGGATGGAAGTGATGAAACGATGCCCCAAATGGCATCGTGAATATTACCTCCAGTGTATGCGCGACTATAATGAGGGCACCTGCGTAATTAACCGTTACAAAGGTGCGCTCAAGAGTCAAAATCATTTCGATAAGGAACTCCTCCTCGAATACCGTGGTATACCGGAGGACGATATCGTAAAAACAAACATTTACGTACCCATGGAAAAGTGGAAGCTTTTCCCCGGGAATGTATTAACTAAGCTGATTCGGACTGGATACCTTATACCGGAATCCAAACTGATATCATACTACTTATTTCAGGAGAGACTGGAGAGCCTTGAGCAGGACACTAGACGTGACCTATTCGAGGTAATCCGGTCGAAAATGGTTAACGTGGACTTCTCGGAATCTTCCGCTAGGGAGATAGTCGAGAAGTTCAGTAAAACTTTTAAAGATAGACCATGGGACCTGCGCAATTCAGTTCCAGAAGACCTGTATTGCATAGATGCCCTCGGCGATATGAAGCAGGGCGACCCCCGTGAAGTAACCTTCCGGGAGTGGGCCCACGATGATAAATTCTTCAAGATTCCACGGCCTGGATCTCAATATGAGATCGATGCCATGAATCTTTACAAATGGTTTCTGGTGAACCGTGAACTCATCCTGGAAGGGAAGAGATTCAAGCCTCCACCACACGAGATTATAGAGGACGACCCCATCATCCTACTGGAAATACAGTGGGATGAACGGGAAGTCCACCTCATCGTCACCGATGATGTGAAAATGGTCCGTCTGGCCATCAACCGTACGCGGAAGATAGTCGGAAGGATACCAGTAATGGATTACTTCAGCGCGGTGGGATACGAAGGCGAAGACCTTAGTATAACACGGTGGGAAGAAGAATTTTCAAGGGTTCTCGGAAAGAGTGTCTGTTTCCACCTAGACACTGGTTCCCTAGATTCCCGAATGGTAATGATGGATAGGACCCGATCTGGGGAAATAAGGCAATGCCTCGGTGTTCCCTGGGATCAGGACCTGTCACGTAAAAATGTCCGGTTCGGACCCCCACTCAACGAAAGGAGTAGGGGTCTGGACGGATGGATTAAATCAAAAAGTATGCGAGAAATGGGTTATCCCCGTAGAGCACTCTACCGGGACTACCCAGGACTCTTTTCGTAGGAACCGGGTCGTGGGACGTAAGTCGCACCCCGGCTCTTTTACAGCCGAACTCACAAGGAGGATCAGGGACACCACCTTACACCAAGAGGTGGGCGTGCCCCGGTCCAGATCGACCCCGCGAG